GCAGTATATGTTTTAGACAGAGCAACACCCTGTCCTTGGCTTGCCAAAATAGATGGTAATTTTTATCCAGCAAAATATTTATTTACTGTCGATTATGCAGAGAATGAGATAGCTGATGATCCCGCGCAACATAAACAAAGTCATGTGTTAGAGCTTTTAGATGCAGGAGAATGGACAGGCAATATAGTGGCTTTACCAAATAATAGGGTGAGAGTTACACATCCAGCCTGGTTCGAGACTGGTTCAGGCGCACCTGATTTCAAACCGTCTGCACATATACATTATTCAAAGTCTGATTTAGACTATACCTTGGACGTAAACAGAATTTTTGATAATCTATATGCAGAGGATGAATAATGGCACTTTCAGGCAGCACTAATTTTGAACCTAATGTAACTGAGTTTGTAGAGGAGGCTTTTGAGCGTTGTGGTATAGAACTCAGAACAGGTTATGATCTTAAAACAGCCAAAAGGTCTATCAACCTTATGTTAGCAGAATGGGCTAATAGAGGTTTAAATCAATGGACGATTGAACAAACTACACAAGCATTAACAGAAGGCACATCTAGTTATTCTTTAAACTCTAATGTTATTGACATATTAGATATGTCCTTACGAAGAACAACAAACAACGAAACAACTGATACAAGCATGAACAGAATAAGTCGTGCTGAATACTTAAATATACCAACTAAAGATACCAAGAGCAGACCATCTCAATTCTTTTTTGACAAGCTGACTACGCCTGTAATAAAAATATGGCCCTCTCCTGAAAACTCTACTGACGTTTTGTTATTTAATAAAATAGTACGTATGGATGATGCTGATACAGCTATCAATACCGTAGATATGCCTTTCAGGTTTTATCCTTGTTTTGCTGCTGGTCTAGCGTATTACATATCTCAGAAAAGGGCGCCAGAACGTACACAAGTTTTGAAAGCTGCTTACGAAGAAGAATTCAGAAGAGCAGCTGACCAAGATGAAGACAGAGCATCATTTCGTATCAAACCTTCAATGAGGAGTAATTATTAATGGCCTACGCTGTTGGCAAATTTGCAAAAGCCATCTGCGATAGATGTGGTTTTGAATATAAGTTACATGAGCTACGTGAAGAATGGAACAATCTTAAAACATGTCCAGATTGTTTTGAACCAAAAGCTCCGCAAATAGACCCAAGACCAGTTGTATCTGATCCAGAGGCATTATACAAACCAAGACCCAATAATGATTTAGAGGTTGGTGAAGGTTTTGTAGTAGTGTCTGATCCAAGTAATTTTAGTTCATCAAGTATCAATTCATTTTCGATGAACTCTTCAATATTGGGTTCTAATTTTTCTACTCCCAAAATGACAGCAACTTTAGGAACAGTTACAATCACAACATGACTTATACTGAATTAACTACTTTAATACAAAGTTTTCTTGATAATAATGAAAGCACTTTCAATACAACGCTTCCAGATTTTGTTAAGAACGCTGAAGATCGTATATTTAATTTAGTACAAGAAGATTTCTTTAGGAAAAATGTGACAGGTAGTTTAACAACGGGTAGCCGTTTTCTAACTTGTCCAACAGATTTTGTTCTGAGTTTTTCGTTGGCAGTAATTGATAGTTCAAGTGATTATCATTTTCTGGATAAGAAACACCCCAGTTTTATGCAGGAATATACTCCTGATATAACTGATACCAGTCTGAGAGGACTGCCTAAATACTACGCTGACTTTGATAAAGAATATAGCACTTCTACAAGTTCTGGTTCTACTATCGTAGTCGCGCCATTACCAGATGCAAACTACTCAGTAGAATTGCATTATTTATATAGACCAAATAGTTTAGTTACAAATACAAGCGGTACCTGGCTTTCAAACAACGCTAGAGACGCCTTGCTTTATGGCTCATTAGTCGAGGGTTATACTTTTATGAAGGGTGAACCAGATTTACTTACAACTTACGAAAATAGATTCCAACAAGAAATCGCTAGATTAAAAAATAGAGCAGAAGCTAGAGGAAGACGTGATGAATATCGTTATGACTCACTTCGCTCTAATGTAAGTTAGAAGGAGAAAGTATGAAGCCTATCAAGAAACTTGAGGGCAAGACTGTAGCCATCGTAGGTATGGGACGTAGTTGGTTTGACTACAATCTTGCTAAATCACACGGAGTACATTTTGACGAGGTCTGGGCTATAAATGCCGTGGCTGACGTCATATTCCATGATCGTATATTCATGTTAGATCCAGCTAGTCGCTTTTTTGATAGCGACGATGCAGGTGGACAAACAGAGTCAATGAAAAAAATACTCAAAACACATGAAGGACCAATATATACATGTGAGTTAGATAAAAGAGCAAAAGGATTAATTCTTTACCCAGTAGAAGAAGTGGTAAGAGATTTAAATTGTTACTACCTCAATAATACAGTTGCATACGCTATAGCTTTTGCTTTATGGAATAAAGTAGGGTGCTTGAAAATGTTTGGAGTAGATTTTACTTATTCTGGTAATTTGTATTTCGCAGAGTCAGGCAGAGGTTGTGTAGAGTTTTGGTTATCTAAATGCCAAGGTGCAGGCATGCAGGTAGAAGTAGCTAATTCTTCTACTTTATTAGACACCTCTATACCCGTTGAAGATAAATTATATGGTTATCATCGTTTGAAAGATCCAAAAATCATAGTACATGATCAAGAAAACAAACTACGTGTTTTTAACAAAAGTCAAATAGAAGGCAAAATGAATGGTGAACAAAAACCTGTTTTGATGGACCGATACGATACGCATTTAAAAGAAACAAAAGCGGGAGATCCTAAAGTATGGTAGATGAGATTACTCCTGGTGCGATACCGAGTCTGGGTATTATAGAAGCAAAAACTTCTAGCTTTGGAGGACACCCTCCTGAGTTTTGGGCTGATCGTATAACAGAAAAAATAGTTAGTGTTTCTGATGACAATGAACCACATGTAAAAGAACAAGCTAGAGTTTATAAAGAAGCAATCAGACAGGTTTGTTTGATTTACATAAAAAATGCTATAAAATCTTATAAAGCTACTTTAATTCAAGAGCTTCTGAAAGCAGGTGAAGAGGATGTAGCTAAAATTGTAAAAAGGATATAAATATGGCTATCACATCAACATTAACAACCAGCTTTAAAAAAGAGCTTCTAGAGGCTGTCCATAACTTCAAAAACTCAGGTGGAGATACTTTCAAACTTGCTTTATATACAAGTTCAGCAACTTTAGGTGCTACTACTACTGCGTTTACAACGACTGGACAAGCATCAGGTACAAATTATACTTCAGGAGGTGCAAACCTTACTAGAGTTGATCCTACTTCAAGCGGTACAACTGGTTTTACAGATTTTGCCGATTTGACGTTTGGAACGGCCACCATAACTGCAAGAGGTTGTATGATATACAATTCAACTGACAGCAATAAATCTGTTGCTACGATAGATTTTGGTGGTGACAAAACTTCTACTGCTGGTGACTTTACAGTAGTAATGCCTGCGGCAGCGGCTAGTACAGCTCTAATAAGAATAGCTTAGTAAATGTCAGGTTGGGGTCGAGCTGGCTGGGGCGAGGGTCCTTGGGGTCAACCCGCCTCTGTACCTATAAGCTTCACCATATCTGGTGTTGCAGCTACATCTGCTTTAGGTTCTGTAAGTACAGATGCAGAAGCAAATGTCACACCTTCTACTTTAGTAGCGACAAGTGCCGTAGGTTCTCTTACTACAGTAGCTGCTGCTAATTTAACGCTTTCAGGACAAGCAGGCACATCTGCTTTAGGTACAGCTACTGTTGATGCAGAAGCAAATGTAACGCTAACAGGACAATCAGCTACAGGATCGGTATCAGGTGTAGGTGTAAACGGTCAAGCTATCGCAACGGCACCAAGCGCCGTAGCCACTCTTGGTTCAGTTTCAGTCGATGTAGACGGTGAAGCAAATGTACCCGTATCTGGCCTTAGTGCAACAGGATTTGTTGGTTCTGTTACGATACATCACAACGCAAGATTTGATATAAATGGTGTTTCTGCTACAGGATCTGTAGGGTCTGTAACAGTTGTAGCCAAAGCAACAGTTACTTTAACTGGTTTATCTGCCACTGGAGAGCTAACAAATCCTTTTGTTTGGAGCTTAATAGATGAAAGTCAGACTCCTAATTATAGTAATATTGACGATAGCCAAACCCCTAACTGGGAAGATGTTGCTTAACTATGCAGAAGAAAGGTAATATAATCAATTGAACGGAGATATAAATGGCTACTTATGTAAATGATCTAAGACTCAAAGAAATAGCTACTGGTGATGAGTCAGGAACTTGGGGAACTTCAACAAATACGAATTTGGAACTAATTGGTGAAGCTTTAGGCTTTGGCACAGAAGGCATAACAACTAACGCAGATACGCATACTACCACAGTTGCTGATGGTGCAACTGATCCTGGTAGAGCTATGTACCTTAAATACACAGGCACACTAGACTCGGCGTGTACGATTACAATCGGACCTAACACTATAAGTAGGATGCAATTTATTGAGAACGGCACAACTGGATCGCAAAACATAATAATTTCACAAGGCACTGGTGCTAACGTAACCATACCAGCTGGAGATACTAAAGCGGTTTACTTAGATGGTGCTGGTAGTGGTGCAGCAGTAGTAGATGCTTTTGCTAGTCTTTCTACAGTAGACCTAAAAGTACAAGACGATTTAACAGTAACAGATGATGTAGCTATAGGCGGAGATTTAGACGTTGATGGAGCGACCACAACAGACGGCATAACAAACGCTGGTAACTTTGAAACAGATGGCGGAACAATCAAACTAGATGGAAACTATCCTACTGGTACACAACAGGTAGCACTTGGGGATGGTGCATTAGATGCTGTAACTGGTGATACTGGTAATGTTGCTATTGGACACAATGCTTTGACAGAACATACAGATGCAGGTGGTGGATATAATGTTGCTGTAGGTTGGACTGCTCTTGCATCTAATACAACAGGACACTCTAACATTGGAATAGGTAAACGAGCTTTAAATTCTATAACAACTGGAAACAGTAATGTTGGAGTAGGAACAGATGCTTTAAAAGTCAACACAGCTAATAACAATACTGGTATTGGAAATTCTGCTTTGATATCAAACACCACAGGTTCAGAAAACACAGCAGTTGGTACATCGGCTTT